ATTTAACTCCATCACTCAAATCTTTTTCAAAATCAAATTCAGGAATATGATCGTCAAAACTAAAAGAGGGATCATTTGTAATCACTGGCAACACAGAAAAGAAACTAAAACACTCTTTTGCTGTCCTATTAAAATAATTTACTTCGCAATCACCGATTGAAAAAGAAATCTCTAATCCATTAGGTTGATCTGTATCGAATGTGCCGATGTTATAAACAGTATTATTGTTTTTATCATTAATTCTTACTTCATAGACGCCAAGCTTTCCATTTTGAAAAGTCTTAACAATAAAAGAGTCATTACCTTCGATTGCTAATGGGGCGAACCTACCAATCCCAAAACAACCAGCTTGATTTTCGCTTTGAAAATTATCCTCTCTTTTTGTACTTTTACCAAAGAGATTATATGCGGTATCCATTCTTTCAAACGAAATTCCGTTGCCAAAGTCTCTGATGGAACAAGTCTTATCTTCTAGAGTAGGAAGTTTAACATGAATTGGTTTATCTTGAATCCCAGAATCGAAGTGGGAATCCATAGCGTTTGTTGTGGTTTCTCTGATCGCCGCCAATTCTTTGTTGGAATAGATAGAATCCCTCAAAAGAGACGCCATATAACCGCTGTCCTCTGTATCAAAAGAACAGTCCTTAGAACTGATTCCTTCGCTTGAGATAACTTTTTGCTTTGTGGTGATTACGTTCATTTTTTGTTGATTAGTTGGTTTCCGATTTGATGCTGTCCACAATGACAGGGAATCGGGGGTTGTCAAGCGTTTTTTCAACATTTATAATATCAAGAATCTGGATCTGGATAACTGGGGCAATCAATTGTAGGTATTTCAACAGCCACGCAACCGCTAGACTCTTTGACGGGTTCGACATAGATTCCCGCTAACTTTTCAATATCACTTCTATAATAGCGTCTATGCCCGTCTTCTGTATGGAATGGGGTTAATTTACCCACACGTTCCCAATTTCTAAGAGTTTCATCGGAGACTCCAAGGATGGATACGGCATCGCTGATTGATAGAATTTTCTTATCCATTTTTGAATTCTTGGGGTAAAAAAGAAAATATATGGGCTATTACATCTACTGTCCAACCGTTACCTAGAGCGGCTTTAGCTTTGTTAATTTGAATCGGTGATGTATAATTATCTGGAATGGTTTGTAATCTTTCGTGCTCGATTCTGGTAGTCTTCCTAACCCCATTTTTTGTTAAAATTTTTGCTCCATGTGGAGCGGAATGCGAAAGGCATCCCATTTTACCATCGAGAAAATACGCCCTATAGTTTTGAGAATTATATCCCTTGTTTGTGCCGTCATATTGCCACGATATACCTCTCTTTTCGCCGTTTTGGTAAATATCTTGGTGGACAAACTCAAAATCCCCGCTCGTCTCAATAATATCCTTAATAGTAATTTTTTTGTCTATTAGAGGCAAAATATTACCTTCGATATTTGTCCAATAGAGACGTTTTCTTTTTTGAGCAGAAACTAAAGAAGAGTCTATTTCTATAGGAGTTGTATTTAAGTTGTCTGAGATTATTTTTTGAAATTCTTTTTTCATCTTTACGTTCTCAAGCAAGAATTTAATATCTGGATTTTTTACTTTTAATTCATTGAGTAATCTAACAAATTCAAAAAATAATTTACTTCTAGGGTCCAGAAAATTTAATTGTTTGCCAGCAAAACTAAACCCCTGACAAGGCGACCCTGCAATTATTAAATCTATTTTAGGTAAATTCTTAACATTAACATCAACAACCGAGCCTAATTGAATCGCATCTGGCCAGTTATGCTGAGTTACTTTAATTGCATGTTTGTCAATTTCGCTTGCAAAATATTGATTGACTTTAATTCCTGCCCGATGTAGCGCAATTTGCCCACAGGAAATACCGTCAAACAAACTCAATACATTAATTCCTTTGTTATAATTTGGTTCAATTGGTTTGCTCATAATATTCAAGAGATTTTTTTATTATTTTCCGAAGATTTTTAATGTTCTTCCATCATCTTGCACAGAAAAATCAAAATTGTCACGGTATTTTACCAATTCTCTGCTATTTTCTCCAATAAATTCTACGCGGGTGATTTTTTGTGGATCGAATTCAATGGTTTTGCCCGCTTCGATTTCATATTCCTCTGTTTTAGTGAAATAATTATATCCCTCTGTTCTAAGGGTTTGTATATAATCGTTTATTTCGCCGATATTAATATATCCCTTTGAGCATATTAAACTAGATAACATCTTTTTTTCAATAATATCATAAAATCCGTAACTAAACTTGTATCTTTTTTCCTTCTTACTCATAATTCTTTTAAAATATAAATGTATTAAATAAAACCGCCAAACACAAGAAATGAAGCATCTGGTCAAATCCGACTATAACGAACCCCATATGATAAATAGTGCACTGATAAAACCATATAAACATTTATAAAGAAAAAATATAAGTCTGAATTCATACGTACAAATATTCATAAATTGATATTGCTTTTATTAACATTTCTTTTTCTTGCTTTTCTTTGTTTGATTCTATCTCTTTGAGTTCTTTGTTCAGTTTCCTTTCCAATTCTTTGTCTGGAATTTCACGCAACATTTCTAATTCGCCGTTTTTACATGCTTCAGTTTCCACAAAAGAAGTTTTAAATGCTTCACTCCAATCTTTTAAAGCTTTTTCACACTTTATTTCATTGTTGTTTCTACCGTTTTTTGCGTACTCATAAACTTCGTTTAGGATATTGCCATATAAATCCATATCTACCAAAACCCGATCAAAGATTTTATCCTGTTCTACTATTTGGATAATTGACCCGAAAACAAAGTCTGGAATTAATCCGCTCGTGTCGCAATAAGTATTATAGCGGATATATTTCTTTATCCATCTTTGCCTTGGAAAAATAAAATACTTTGCAGCGTAATAAATTTCCCTTGGATATAGAAAATAAAATCTTATTGCTCTAAAAAAATTAGAGGGTCTATTTGGTATATGGTGTTTCCAGTGTGTTTTCATTTATTTAATATTTTTAAAATTGCTTTGTCTTTTGCTTTAACCTCGCACTCCCATATAATTTGTGGGTTGTCAAGGATAATTTGTGGAATATTTGAAAAATAATCTACATGGGAACGAATTTTTCCATTAGCACCACCCTCAGACCAATGAAAAATTGGTGTAAAATCTCTCCATGTTTTTAAAAAATAACCAAATAAGTCTGATGGTTTATTGCACTCGTTATGAAGATTATCGAACGTCAAAGGCAAATCTTGGTTTGTTGTATGATTATAGTATTGCCAAAACTCAAACAACTTTTCCATATTCCAATAAGCCTTATCACAATTTTCAAGAACCAATCTTTTTTTAGCGCTATCAGATAGTTTATTTAAGTTGTTGACAAAAATATCAAACGCATCTTGAACACTTTCGAATGTTCCTGTTGGGTGAATATTGATAGGATTAGAATAATCTTGCGGCAAATCCAAACAATCATGAATCCATCCATGCAATTCTAAATCAATAATAGAATTATTTATAATCTTATCATCTTTATTAAACATTACTATGTATTGCGATGGGTGAGTGGACACAGTTATGTTATTTTGTTTTAAAAGTTTACCACATTTTGACAATAAATCTTTATATAAAGAATAACTTTTTACCTCCTCCCATGAATCAAAGCATTGTTGATCTGTATAAGCGGGAAACAAAGAACTAGAAAGCCTATAGTGTTTTATGTTATTTTGTGCGCAATGTTTTATTATTCTTGATGTTACTTGTAGATTGTTTATTGTTCGATCATGCACAACTTTTTTAGCTTCTTCTCTCGGCAAAGATAAAAATCGTTTGCGGGTAATGGTTTGGAAAGAAAACCCTTTGTCTTTAAGAATTTCCGATATGCAACATAATCCTAATTTCATGATAATTCTTTTATTTTTTCTGTGTTCATTTTATTATTTTTATTTATTATTTTTTCAAAACTTGATATAGTAATTTTTTGTAATTTTCTTTTGTCAGCTCTTTTCCCTGCCTCAAACTAAAAACAAAGCCAGACCGATTTGTATCTCCCCATTTTTGAAATGTTTTTGCGGCAAAGGTTTTTTGATCTATTTCCTTATGATCCTGCACGAATTTTTTCATAAAGTCAACAATTTTTTTGACTTCTTTCCAACCATCACAGATTCTAGAAATGCTTCCCTTCGTTTGTTCAGCAATTTCATAGTCTAAAGCATCAACAATTATTTGATAAGCTTTATTATATTCTGGCATATCATGAGAAATCCAAAAATCAATAACCCTTTCAAAAGAACCGAGTTCTGATTTCATTCTATGTAAAGATAAATAGTGCTC